TACAATTCGTAATATGCAATCAATAAGCATAAAATTAAGAGTATGAATAATCCACTCATAATCTTATAGAGTTTCATTTTCATACCCTTTGTGTTTTGTTATTTTTTAGCGCAAAAATCGTCAAAACTGCCGACAAATGCACCGTTTGCAACAGCCGCACGGAACTCGTTAAGAAGTTCGAGTTTTGCCTGTTCTTGCTGTCTTTGTTCGGCTTCTGCTTTCTTTTGCTCGATAAACTCATCAAGCGATACAAGGCAGTTTCCGTCCGCTACTTCTCTGCGATATTCCGCTTCATACATATCGTGGTCGGCTTTCGCTTTTGCGATTGCTTGTGCTTCTTCGTTTGCTTTTTGTGCTTCCGCTTCCGCATACGCCTGTTCTACAAGGTCAACGGACTTGCTGAAACCGAGAGCCTTTGCGGTTTTACGAAGAGCCACCATAATGGGGCTTTCCCAACCCGCACTCACACAACCCAAACAAAGAATTGCCATAAGTAAGCCAAACACGAGTACACCGATTATGATACTTGCCCACAAAGGGATTTGCACATTCCCATACACAATCCCACACGAAGCACCTGCGCCTGACATTGCACTTGCGATAAACGAAGCAACAATACCACATATCGTTTTAGGATTGTTTTTAAGGTAAATTGCAAAAGCACTTTGCTTTTTTGCTTTCTTTTCCTTGACAACTTTTTCCTTTGCCATAGTTTTACCTCTTTTTTTGTTTATATTTGTCGCACAAAATGCTATAAAAATAGCCCCAACTTTTGGAAGAGTTTTGACCGCAATAGGTTTAGTGGCTTCCATAAGTTTAACCGCCTTGCTTGTTTGCACCGCTACCTTTGTTACTTTAAGTGATGAAACCAAAACGACAATCGCTTTAAGTGCGTAAACGGCAAGTGCAACCGATAACGCACCTGTAAATATATCGGCTATGCTTATGATAAGTGTCGATACATTTGATTTCAAGTCGCTCCGATACGTTACAAGTATTTTAAGTATCATCACAAAAGACAACAAACTTGCAATAAGCGAGCAAATTTGCCAATCTATTGAAGTTAGGCACATTGAAACAATGCCGAAAAGCAAGTCAATAACCGACAAAATAAGTAATGTTCGATTATCAAGAGCCTTTCGGACAATCTTTTGTTTCAGCACCTCATCGTCTGACATAATTAAAATACGGGAATATAGGGGGCTTCTGCGGGTTCTTGCACGGGTGCTTCCGTAACAACGGGCTGCTCAACGACTTCGGGGGCAACTTCTTCTACGGGGGCGGGAGCGGGTACAACTTCTTCTTCCACGGGTTCGTCCGCAACTTCTTCCACAAAAAGCATAAGATAATCAAGCGTTTTCTTTTTTGCCGAAATATCAAATGCCGCTTCTTCCTTTAAGAGAATATCCGCAAATGCGCTGATAAGCACATCGCTCCAACCGCGCTGTTCGCCGATAGCCTTTGCTTCGTTGAAAGCGTGTAAGTCGTTATCCGCAATTTCGCCTTGCAGTCTTGCAATTTCACCAAGTAATTTTTCCGAGTTTACTTTTAACATAGTTTACACTCCGTTTTTAATATTATAAAAGGCTCAAAAGTTCAAGAGCCGCTTTGTCGGGGAATATTGTTACGCCGAAAGAGTTTTGCACAAGCAACAAAATCACATAGACAATCACGCCAATAATCGCCATAATTGCAAGCGATGAACAAATCACAAGTGCGGGTTTGCCGAAGTTTGCTATTTGCATAAAGACTTCGTTTACAGCGTTAAATATCGAGAGAATTATTGTAACAAGGCAATAGGGCAATGTTAAGATACACAACATAAGCACCATAAGCGGTATGCCGTATGACCTATCCGCATAGGTTTTGGGCTGTTCTCTCTCATAAATATATTCCGTGCCGTCCTTGCGACGGAAAAGGCGCATATCGTCAGCCTTTTCGCCGTCTTTAATAACTCTCTTCTTTTGTACTTTACGCAAGTTAGAAAAGTCAAATTCCAAAATAGGACGGAAACTCTTATAAAAGGCTTCCGCTTTGTTTTGTTTTGCCTCTAACTTCTTGCGTTCTTCTTCAAGTACCTTGTTTTCAAAGTTAAGTTTTAATTCGTCTTGCTTTGTCTTTTTAATATCCGCCAAAAAGTCGCGGTTTTCACGCGTTTCTTCAACGGACTTTTCAAGAGTAAGTGCGTGGACGATTTCCTTACCCGTTTCATTTACATCGCGCTTGCCCGAAACAAAATCTTCTTGCATACGAGCAGTTGCAATGTTGGTGAACGTGGAAACTTCTTTCGGCACGTCAGGAACGGCGAGATTTGCGTTTTGTGGCACTTTCTCCGTTTCTTCGACAACTTCATCGTCCGAAAGGTTTTCGTCGATTTCAGTAGTGTTTTCGTCAGCCATTTGGTCTTTCATTTCGCTTTCAAATTCGTCAGCCCTATCTTGCCAATCCATTTTTACCCTCAATTAAAAAGCGCACAAACACATAGGTGTCTGCGCACTCATTAAATAAAGAATAGCACACAAAAGTGGTTATGTCAACACCTTTATGCCAAAAAAGTAATGATTTTTTTAATTTATTTTTCGGTATCGCCGTCAAACGTGGTTTCGTCAGGTATTTCTTCGACATTCTGTTCTTCTTCTATTTCTGGTCTAACAGGTGCTATTTCTAATGCAGTAAAATCGTCAGTGAAACACAAATAACCTGCTTTTAAGTAAAGATAATCCTCTGGCGAAACTTTTATATATAAATCCGTTTCGTTGATAGGGTATGTTGTAAAATCTCTTTTTGATAAAGGTATTATACATACTTGTCCGTCAATTATGGTTAAATGGTTTTGTCGCTGTAATATATCTATATCAATCATAAATATGCCTCCTTTAATATACGCAACTTATAGAAGAAATTGTTACTGTTGCAGGATTACCATTTGCTGTACTTTCAAAATAATAACCACTTGGACTGCCCCACGAAATAGTTGCTGTAGTGTGGCTGACACCATTATATTTTATATACACAGACGCGTTGGTTCCACTGTCATTCACTGTGTAAGTACCTGATACGTTTTTTCCTCTAAATGAAAACTGCGCAACTATTGAAACACTCTTTACGTGTCCTGGTAGAGAAACAGGCCAATTGAAATATGATTTTTTGTTCTTTACACTGCTGGAGTGAGAGCCTGTCCAGAATTCGTGCATATAAGGAACATATATGTCTGAAAACGCTATATTCGTAGTACCTGTTATAGTTATATCTTTTTCAAGTATTTCCCCGACGTTACCTGTATAAATGGTGCCGTTTACATTCATACGTAGTTTATAATGGTCGTACCCGCCAATTGCCGTAGCCCTTACGTGTACTGTATCACCATAATAGACTATATCGTTCTTATCGTTTACGATAATAGATGTTGCCCCTCCGTCAATAGCCGCATTTTGATTTGGTGAATATATTCTTGTAATCATTGGTACGACTATAAGGTCACCACCTTGAACCTGCGTAACCGTCAATTTGAAAGGTTTCCCCCATACAGGTATCGCTGCTATAATTTCACCGTCATACCCCCAGCCAATATTATCAGCTATAATACCTTGTTCGTTATATGACCTAAACCTAACACAGAATTTACCATATCTATTCGTATCAGTTACTAACACGCGAATGTAATAATATGCACCAGGTGCAAGAGACTTTGCGTTTGTTATACCACCCCAACCGTCATTCACAAGTCCTACATAACTATCAAGTGACGCTTTACTATATGACGATACAGAAGCCCTCTTTGCTTCACCACTTAAATCCCCCTCTCTTACACTATATTTTAACACCGTCAAATCAGTGCCGTTATATTTTATTTCTGTTGGTGCTACGCCATTATACTTAAATGCCATAATCTTATATCGTTATCGTTAATGTTGTACCCGAAAGAGAGAAAGCAGTTTTATCAAGTTTGCCGCTTATATTAGGAATATCACTTGTTGTAGCGACCTTTGCTCCTTTCCACAATAAATTACCAGAACCTCCACCAATTGCAAGACCAGAAGCATAGTTAGTACCAAGCAAACTTCCTACAACAAATGTTCCATCAGATTGGTCAGAAGCATAACCGATGTAAGGATTTTTGCTATTAACTGTTCCCCATTTTAAGTTCGCCCCGTCAGAATTAGCAGAGGCGTCCATTTTAACAGTCTTACTCTTGTTTATAGTTCCGCCGTCATTCGTCAAAACAGTTCCTAAATCAATCGTTCCCGAACTTGTTACTGTCCCTTTTGATGTGCCATTCATTTTAACAGCAACCGAGGTTACCGTACCTTTGTTTTTGGTGAAACCCCAGCCCGAAACAGTGCTTTCGGTTACAGCCGCAGGAATTGTCGGTGGGTCGGCAAGAACGGCATACGGAATTTTGATTTCTTCCGTGCCGTTCGCCGTTTTCCTTATAGGTTTATAGGTTGCCATACTGCATACCCCCTAATTGTTTATTGTAATTGAAAGAAAAGTCCACCCACCATAAGGTCATCACTCGGTGCGGTCTGCCCCGTAGTACCCCACTCAACCGACTTGCCACCTGCCTTTACTCGACCCGCTGTGTCAACAGTTACTGCGGAATATGAGCCAGCCGCCACACCAGTAGGGCGTAAACTTACAGAACCGTTGGACGTGATTTTTGTCAAGACAAAGTCATAATTAAATGACAAATCGCGGTCAGCCTCGCCGTCAAACTTAACGAACTTTTCCGAATAGCCGCTGTCTAAATCCATTCCAGAAACGCTCAAATGATGTCCAACTTTACCTGCCGTTTGTGCAGTAACCGCATTTACCGCATTTTTTACCGTTGTATTGACAATATCTTCTACAAGGGCAATATCCTTTTTAACGGTTTCGCCAGCAGTGCCACTCGGCATTTCGTATTTCGGGCGCGTTTCACTGCCCCTAATATGGGTGGGCGATGAAACCGAGCCAAGGCGCACATTAGTGCCGTCAAAGTCATACACCGCATTTCCGCTTAAATTATTAATACGGTTAGTGCTTAACCCATTTGTGTTCTTAAAGGCTTTCTCGCCTGTAATATCTTGTTTAGTGTCCGTTGTTACATAGTTGGTAGGAACGGTCGGAATATCGGTTTTAAGCGCAAAATCACCGACTTTCTTGCCACTATCCACAAGTGTCTTATTAGTGCTGTCATATTGCACCAAATTGCCCCCGACAAGATTAGTGCGGGTTGCAAGCGTTTGAAGTCCGCTCTTTGTGGTATCAATGTTGCCAGCCGCGTCAAGCACAACCTTGCCGACTTGCGCCATTCCGTCGCCGTCAAAGACAAGCGCACCTGAATTAGTGCCGTCGTATTTAGGCACAACCAAACCAGCAGGGCTTGTAAGTTTTGTGGTGTTTCCGTGGGCAACTTCAATCAACTTATCCTTGACTTGAAGCGTGGTGCTATCAATCGTGGTCGTCGTTCCGTTGACCGTGAGATTTCCGCCAACCGTTACGCCACCATTGACCGACAAATTGCCCGTAATCGTGCCGCCCGTCTTGTCAAGTTTCTTGCCGTCTTGCGTGTCCACATAGGTTTTTGTCGCATAGCCCTTGTCCGCAATCGCAACTTGCAAATTGCTACCCGTGAGCGTTGTAACAAAATCGCCGTTATTAAAGGTAACTTCCTTGTCCGCCGAGCCGTCAAAAGTTATGGACTTTTCAGCGTTTGTGCTATCATTGCCTACAACACGAAGCGCGCGCGTCGTCTTTCCCGCTTCTTTTACAACTTTGTTTGCGTCCGCCGTATTATCTACATTACCAAGTCCTATATTAGCCTTTGTAATATTGACATTGCCTTTGCGATATTCGGTTTCCGCGTCGCCCTTAACGCCCGTAACACCACCTGTCTGTGCAACCTGCATAACTTCGGCAAGTGCGCCCTCAACATTCGTTGAAGTAAACTTATTAGCGGTATCGGCAAGCGTAACTTGTTCCGCACTCGTTTCGGGCAAAACTTGCACAAGTGTTCCTTGTGCGTCCACTACTCTATGGATTTTTCTTTTTTCAGCCATAAAATATCTCCTTAATCTTCGCTATAAATATAATCGCCGACACTCAAATCCGCCGAGTTTACGCTCTTGTGGCTCTTTGCGTCAACTATTTTAGTGTTTAAGTCCTTAATCTCTTGCAAGGACATTCGGAAACCTTGATTTCCCTTGTTGACATAGACAAACGCTTGCTGCCGAAAACCTTTGGTGTTTGCGGTTGGGTCAATGCGTGCAAAACCGTCCAACTCCAACGGCACGGCTTTCACTTGCTCCGCCGTCGTTTGGTGCGGGTTATTCATATTGAGAACGTGGTCGCGGAAATATTGTGGTTCTGCCCCACTCAAATTCGTATAAGCGGATAAGGTGGTATCGTCTGCGGCAAGGCTCACATTTGCGTTTTTACGCCCTAAAACATCGGCGGTAACACTTGCACCCTGCGGCTCTTCAATTTTGACATTTACGTCCTTTTTTGAGCCGTCCGCGCCTATCTCAACATTTATATTGTCTTTCCCAACGACATCAACATATACATCTACGCCGAAATCGTTAGCGTCATTTATTAGTGGCAACTTAATACCTCAACATTTTGATTTGCACAAATGGTTTTAATGTTCTCTTCGCCGTTCTCGTCTTTGCCGTAATAGGTGATACAGAACACATAATCGCCCCTTATAAGTTTCTCACTATCCACTTCGTCAATATCAATAATGATTTGGACGAACTTTGTGCCAGAAACGGGGTCTGTTTGTTGCTCCAAGTTGTTATAAGTGTAAGAAAGCACTTCCGCGCCCTTGCGGTCATAGAAATGCACTTCAATGCGGTCGCCCGTGGCAACTTCTAAATTATCAAACTTATATCTTAATGATACAGTGTTTTTGACATACCAGTGCCACTTTTCATCTTCATACCACGGTGAGTTTTTGGTTTCAATTTGTATATCGTTCATCGTTTATCTCCGTCTATTATATATGAATTGTAGAGAGTATTCGTAAACCTACCTTTCCGAGCGCAGGCGAAAGCGTACGAACCACGCACGGATAATAATGGGGAGTATCATTTGCCGAAACTACCAAAGGCAAGATAGTGGTATCATTTATTTTTGGCGTTATAACAAATGAATTTGCTCCGCCTGTTGTAAGCGGAACATCAAAGTAAGTCGATGTGGATATACTTGAAACAACAATCTTTTCGTTTCCACTATATCCAACAAAAGAAGCATACCCACCCCCGCCAACAAGATTTTTGAAAGCGAACTTCTTTGTTTTCACGCCATTGACTGTCGTGCCGTCCACAAACTCAACTGCGGGCGTGCCGCTCCCTGCGATTTGACTTATATCGGGGGCTTGCGTAAGTCCGTCCGCAATAATCTCGGTGTACAAGCCACTTTCAATCGGCGAGTTAATTGCGCTCGGTGCAACAAGGTCGCCAACCGCATATTCCTGCCCCGAATTGATTGTGCTGGTGTCTATTTTTTTAGGTGTAAAATTTGCCATAAATACCTCAATATTCTAAAAGAGTGAGCCTTTGCCAACAAGCACCGTCATAGAAAGGCTCTACCCCAATAATCAAAAAGTCTTTTGGTGTCCCGTCAATGTTTTTAGACATAGGCGTGTCGCCACTAACCGAGTTGACATAAGGGCGCACAACTTCACCGATTTTGAATATCATTGACTTGTCGTTGCTTTCAACGCTCTTGACTAAATTGCCGTCAGTGTCATAATATTCGCCATATTCTACTAATAGTTTAGCAGTTTCTTTACCATTTGTCCACTTATTTATAATTTTATTTGCGAGAAAAGTGCCGATTTTTTCAGTAGTTCCCCCGATTGTTATTTTAGTTTCCGTTTGATAAAGTTCATTATATGATAAACTTTGTGCGAAAGTCCCCGTGCCGATTGAAACGGGTGCGCTTGATACTTGAAATTGTTGTCCCGCAATGCTTGCCGAAACGGATTGTACCAAATATCTATCCTCAACGTATGTAAATCCCGTATATGATACAGGATATGTATGTTGATAGTCATAAACAATCCCAAACGCCAAAGACAAGTTGTTAGAAGTTGTGCCGTCTAATAGCACACCTAACTCAAATTTCGGCGCATATCCTTGTTCGCCGTCTTTTAACTCAACGCTAACATTCCTAAACGCGGCATAGTTGTCATAATATTGCGCGACATTGCCCGTAATTGTTCCCGTTTTGGTATCTCCGCCACCGCCTTTACGACCTCTGCCCGTTGTGTAAGTGTAATCAAACGATAATGCTTGCGATAAATCAATGGGCGACGAAATAGGCACATTCGCCTGAAAATATGCAATATAATAATTTTGTCTATAAGTATATATTTGACCGTCAGCGCGCTCTTTAAGCGTAAGCCCCGTGTTTCGCGCCGTAAGTTGTTCCGCCGTCAATGGCGCACGCGAATAAGTACATTCTTCACTCGTATATCCACTAAAACCCGTATTGCCAACCGACTTGTTGGAAACGACCGTAACATTATTTTCCGAAAAGTTTACAGTCTTTATCTCGTTATTGACAATTTTGTTATTATCAATATCGCCGTATATGTTTTTTGCTTTAATTACTATTGCCATAATCACGAAAGAAGTTGCGTGTCGATGACGATTTTGCCGTCCGCACCCATATACATATACAATCCACATAGATTGCAAAGTTTATCAAATGCCGCCCACACTTTTGATTGTTCCAAAAACGGATATTTTATTGTGGTTGACGACATTATCGTTTCCGCATTTGCCGTAACAGCAAACTCATATTTCGTTACATAAGCCTTTAACCTTTCAAAAATAGCCTTTGCGGTCATCGGCGTTGTACTCATTTTAATCTCGTTGCTTTCGGTTTCTTGTAATTCCAAAAGCCCGTCGGACAATTCAAGGTCGATGTTAAAGTTGTTTACATCGTATTTTAAGTCCGAAATAAGCATTTTAGCGACACTTTGTTGTTTGTTTGCCGTGGAGTTCTTAATTATAAACTCAACGGGGCTATTGCGCCCTATTGTCTTGTTTTGCACATATCCAAGCAACTCGCTGCCGTCGTCTTTCACTTTAAGCGACGCAGTTCCCGACATAACGCCGAAAATAGGTTTATTGTTTGTCGGTCTATCGCTTTGAGATATATCCATATCAACCATATTTATTTTATCAACCGCATATCTTACACCTATGTTAATGCCGCTGATAATAGTGGGATATTTGCCGTTTTTTGAGCCTGCGTCGTCCATACCCGCACTTACACTTATATGATATAATGGCACGTTTTCATACGTCCCAATGCTTTCCGTCTTTGTTGCAACGGGAAAATATGTAATTGCGCTATCTATATCAAAATATTGTCCGTTAATATATATACTTGCGGTTGTGTTTCCAAACGCTCTTTTTGCGGGGTAGCGGTTATTATAGGTGTCAAACGCAATGGTAAGCCCTTGCGCGGGAGCGGCACAAATGATATACACATCATAAAAACCCGTCCCCGAAATGCTATATATGCTTACTATCGAATAACCGACCTTATTAGGCGCAAAAGTATGCCCCCCGCCCAACTTGCTATGACTTAACAAAAACGGGGTTGCGCCGACATTTGTCTGTGTATTACACACGCTAAAAATATCTGCCGTGTTTGACGTAAGACCGTCGTTTACATAGCCGCGTTCATAGGTCGCTGCCGAAATCTCGTTTGTTGCCGCGCTTATGGACTTTATTATTGCCGAATACTCAATCATACACTTGCTCTCCAAATAGCATAAAGAGTAGTATTCTTATAAATAAGATATTCTTCGCCGTTAAGATAGTTAAACGTCGAGCCGTCCGCCGAAGTACCCCACTTAACGAACTCATATCCGCTCCTTGTGGGCGTTAAGCCATTGCCTATAACAACATTCGTGTTTTTCGGAATTTCGCGGCTTGTGGGCATTTGTGCGACCGTATCGGTGGTGTTTGCATTATAAGTCAACGAAACATAGTCAAGGTCGTTGTTTGTGCCGACAAGTTCAATCTCATAATTAAGCAACCCAAGCACTTTGAGTTTTTGCTGATAGATTTCGGGATAATCATTAGGCGAAAAATACATCTTGTTTGTTACCCTTGTATCGCTCTCAACATCATAACAAGTAACCGTAAACTCATTCTTGCTATTGATAAGTTGGATAAGTCGCCTATAAACATCAATATCCATATAGTTAAAAGATATTTTAAGGCGGGGAGTAACAAAGGTTGCATAGGAATTAAGGTTGCCCATTGCGCCCGTTTGCGACCTTGTGGGGCTTTTCACATAGGTTTTTGCCTCATAATAAGTAAAAGTGGAATAGGACGAGAACTTCTCCCCGTCTATTTCCACTAAATCAAGCCTTGTTCTATTATAGTTGTCTTGCAACGCTTGCGGCAATCTCGCAAGTTGTTCAGCCGTTAATGCCATAATCTACCTCTTCTCCGCCAATATTGATTTCGATATTTTCCATACATCTTGTTATCGCATTTTGCAGTTGCTCCATATTCGTAACCGCTGACTGACTATTTGAGCCGTTTACAACAAGTTCTGAACCTGTTTCTCTTTCAATAAACAAAGTTTGCGGAGTTTCATATTCTTGCAAATCACTTGTAAGTGCCATTACTTATATCCTATACCTTTGCAAAATCAAGACCTCTACGGGTTGCCGATTTCCTTGTGATTTCAAAAAGCGTATCTTCGCCGATTTTCACCGTGATAGGTTGCGCTGTTTCGTGTCCGCCAACTTGTTGCATTGTCGAAAGTGCCGAAACCATACCGCCATAAATCGCTTGTTGCAGTTGTTGCATATTCATAACCGCCGATTGACTGCTTCCGACATTTGTTACAAGTTCCGCACCACGCTCGCCCGCAAGGAACAATGAGCCTGTATCGGGAAGTCCGCCCGTCGCATAAGTGCCGATATGGAATTTCCATTTCAAGAAATCCTTAATAAACCCACCACGACGACCTCTGTTCCACAAATTTTTGGTAAAGCCAAAGTTAAAGTAACTCTTTACTCTTTCGCCAAAGCCTGAAAAATCACGGTTAAGGATAGAGTTAAGTATATCTAAAAATGTTTTAGCAATGCCAACAATCGTTGTAAGCACGCCCGAAAGAAGCGTTAGCGAAGTATATATTATGCTCTTTGAAAAGTCAAGGTTAAGAATAACTTTTACCACATTAAGCAACGAGCCAAGCGTTTGCCATAACAATTTGCTAAAATCAATACTTGCTTTCATAACGGTGAGAATTACATCGCCGTACTCCCCAAAGATAGACTTAATATATTCCCAAGCCTTTCCAAGCGCGGCTACAACGGCTTTAAGTGCTTCTTTGAACGAAGTTATGACTGCCTTTATTTTTTCCAATTTAGGCGCGTTTTTCGCCATTTTCTCGGTATCTACCGCAGCCTTTTCAAACCCGCCGTAACTGCTTTGCTGTAAAACATTGAATTTATCAAAGGGCAAAAGGTTTACTGCCTTATTATATTGCTCTTGATATTCGGTGTTTACTTTGGTGTACTCGCCCGCGCCTTTTAAGTAGGCGATTGTTTCCGCAAGTTTATTATTTAATTGTGTAAATGAATTTACAATCTGGATAAGTGCGGGGGCAATGCTTTCCAAAATCGGCGCAAAGGCGGCTGTGAAACTCATCTTAAAGTTCCGCCCTGCCGAAGTCAACGCCGTCATTGTCTGCTCAAATTTCGGGCTAAACTCCGCAAATGCTTGCAAGCCATTACTTATTGTTTGAACTATGCCCTTAATTGCCGCACGAATTGCACGATAAATAGCGACACGGACGATTGCCTTGCCGAGTTTCCCAACATAACCCGAAGCCTTGCGCTTCTTTTCTTCTTTATCTTCACGGTCGCCGAGTTTCTTTATAACATCGCCAACGCTCTTAACTTTTTGCTTAAACTTTTCCCAAAGGCTTATATGCTTTTCTTGTTGCTCATTGGCTTTGATTTCAGGTTCGATAACACCTTTTTCGATAAATACAGCGGCACTATCTTTTGCGGACTTGCCACTCTCTTCAAATATGCTATCAATGGCTTTCTTGACTTCATTCGACTTGCCTTTTGTGGTAATAGTGATTTTGTCAAGTGTCCCCGTTATGATTTGTTTGACCGCCACTAAATCCTTGCCGATATATTGATAGGAAGTTTTGGAATTTGCGCCGAAAACAGTGCTTTCAAGTGCCTTTTTCGTTTTTCGCGCTTCCTTTGCCATTTCTGTGTAAGATTGCAAGGTCGCCTGTGCAGTGTTTTGGTCTTTTTGCAACTCTTCCGCTCTTAATTGAAACGGATTTCCACTCGCGCCGTCACAGATTTTTTGAGAATATTCAAGGTTTTCGTCAATCGCCTGTTGGCGTTGTTTTATCTCCTTTTGCAGTTTCTTCTTTTCTTCTGCAATATCAACGTCGCCACCAAGAATAGCCCCGCCTTTAAGTTCAGGGGCAACCGCTTTTTGCACTTGTTTCGCCGCTTGTTTAAGTTCGGAAACATTTACATTGATTTTTAAGTGCGACAAAGTTTCCAAGTTTTTCATAAACTCGGAAGATAACACTTTATCAAGGGCGGCTAAACTACTTGATAAGTCCTTTATGTTTTTAATATCGGAACTTGATAGGTCGCCAACTTCTATCCCTAATTTCAGGCTATCAATTTCGTTGTTATCCGCCATTTAGCACCTCATTTATTTTTTACCTAAATTCGCAAAAAAGTCCCACGCTCTTTGGCGTTCTTTTTCAACCCACGCTTCGTCTTTTGCTTTTTCGGTATAATTTTCGTCGTTTTTCTTAATTTGGGGCAAGTCGGGGTATTTCGGGGGTGAGTGCTTTGAATATCCCAGAATTACGGGAGTGGAAGCAAGTGCGGCTCTAACATAAAGACCGATTGCCCACGCACTTTGCACCATTCTATTACTCTCATCTTCCATACGCTCTTGATATGCCTTAAAATCAAGTTGTATATCGTGTGGGGTGAGTTCCCAAAATTCTCGCCGAGTGCCTCCGATTTTGAGGTATGGCAGTAAAAATTCATTCTCTATCCAAGATGAAAAACTACCATACTCTCGCACGGATTTGTTTTTTGTTTGTGTGGGGTTATCCCCGATTATTTCTTGCTCTTGCCCATTGACTGAAAAAAACTGCACTCTTGAAAGCCCGTAAGCAAGGGGAATAAATCTTCAAACGACCCACCATTTGCAAGGTGAGCGTCGATTTCCGCACCCGCTTTGTCAACGTCCATACCCGCTACAAAGGCAAACAAGGAAAGGATTGTTGACATAGGATTGTTTTCAAGTTCAATGGGGTTAAGCCCGTATTCCTTTTCCGCTGTGCAAAGGGCATAAAAACCGAACTTTGCAAAGTCATAGGAATACTCTTTGTTGTTGATAGTGATTTTAATGGAAGTTTTACTCATTTACATTTCTCCATTTCAAGTGATTATTCGGTGTAAGTGGGGTCGTCCGCAAAAACGGGTTCGCTCGTGGGAACGATATAAACCGAAGTTTCCAAAAGCGAGTTGGCTTCCGCCGACGGAATACCCATTTCCGACGGGTCGCCCGTAAAGAAAATCGACTTATCGAAATTCGGAATATCCACGCAATACCACATTTGTTTGCCGTCCGTGAGATTGTTGTTAGCCGTAATCATAACCGACCACGCGTCGTACAAATCTTGCGTAAGGTTCGCGTTAAACTCCAAAGCCCCGCCAATATCTTTAAGCAACTTAACATAACTCGTATATTCGAGATTGTCAAAAGTCGTTGCGTCAGCCGTGTTAGGTTGGGGGTTAAAGTCGGGGATAGATTTTAAGTCGGGCAAAACCTTATATCCCGTAGTAGGACGAGTGCCTTTGGTGGCTTCCGTCGCATAGGAAATCTTAATACCGATAGAGGTCAAAGCAATTCCCATAGTTTTTTATTCTCCTTAAAGTTATTTACTCATTGATAGCCGAGTATGGCTTGATAACAGTAAAAACAAAGCGTGGCACGGTTTGGTAGTTCGCCGAGCCATTTGACACGGGCATACCAAAAGGCGCACCGCCAACCTTGTTTACAAGTCTTATATTTTTGTTATATGCAATCGTGGCTTCCTTATCTTCAAAGAGTTTAGAAACCTTTTTCCCAAGCAATTCCGCACCTTGTTGTGCGCCGTAAGGCACTCCATTATACTTAATCCCGTCTTTCCAATAGCAATAGAATTGTACGGGATAATCGGTTGCGTGTTCCGCATTAAAGGTCGAGGCGCGTGTTGTATCGTCGTCGCTTATAACATAAAGAGATACTTGCGGGCTTTCAATCTTTGTTTCTTTTGAGTATGCTCTAACGACTTTAATTTTGGCGGGGAAACCGCCGTCCGCTTGAAGTCCTTTATTTATATACTCAATTAAGTCTTTAAGAAATTCGTCCATAAGTTCTCCTTAACGCATAAAGCGTCTTTTGCCGACACCGCGAAGAGCGTCTTTTGCTATTTTAACACAATTTTTCCGCAAATAGTCGCCAGCCTTATAAAGTCCTGCAATCGGAGCAAAACCATTCCACGGCTCGGCTTCTTTATCATATAACTTTTGATAATAGTTATATACCCAGCCGTCGGTTGAAAGGATTTGTCCGTGGCTGATAAAAGTGCGGTTTTCGGCGGGAAGTTTCCCTTTGTAATCGCCTAACTCGCCAAGTATGCCCGTGCCAAATTCGGCATAATAAACTCCCTTGCCTGTCGCGGTAATTTCGTTGCGCCCCGTATATATTTCGTGCGAACCAACTATAATTGTAAAGTCTTTCGCATACGGGGTGTCCCATACCTTTTGACCGTTTTCAAAATGATATTTGTGGAACTCGTCATCGGCGACGTTTCGTCCCGCGTCCGCTAATGCCCCGCCAATCACTCGGCGATATTCTTTATTGTCGTCTGCCAAATAGTTTACCGCTTTTGTAAATCTTTGAAGCCCGCGTTTGTCTATCATTTTTCTTCCGTTCTTGCCGACAAATAAACTCTTGTAAATTTATTGACGACGGTAGGTGGGCGGCTAACAAAGGCGTTTGCTCCGTCGCCACTTACATAGTCTTTTGATTTAGTATTCGGCATTGCCCCGTCCACATAGAAAAGGTCTTTTTCGCCAATCGGAAATTTACTTTCATAAATCCCCACGGGTATCATCACTTTCCAAGTGGAAGAACTATCTTCACCAAATACTTTAATATCATTATACTCGGTAATGGGCTGACAAGTAAAGTAATTAAAAGAAGTTTTTATTTTAATAGGTGGAAGATATGACGGCGAGCCGTATTCGTTCACGCCATTATATCGACACCACCAAACATAACTACCTAATCTCATTTGACTTCACCTGCCAACGGAACAAGCCTTGCCCTTAACCCATTGCTTATCATAGTTGCGTCATAAACAATGGAAAGCCCGTTTTCACTGTAAGAGCGAGCATTTACGCCATTCCTTTCAAGGATTTCTTGCATACAATCTCTCACCCAGCCGACCGCACGGGGACGAGTTTCTGGGATTGCCACGATTTCGTGAGCATAGGGGAAAGATATGTCAAGATAAATGCCAAGTGCTTTATTGTAAAGCCTATCGACTTCATCTTCCGACAAATAATCGTGTTCGTTTTTGAACTCGTCTTTCATATTGTCAACCAGTGAATTTATATCTGCCATATCTTATCTCCTAAAATCTCATTGTTAGTAATTAGCCGCGGCTAATGATACGAGCGATAGGAATTGCTCTGTGGGGGTAAGTAACCGCGCCGTCAGCCGATTTTGCGATAGCCCAGTTCGCGCCAGCCTGCAAATCCGCGTCCGTCGGGGAAGTGCCACCGTCTTTCGTGAACGAAATGCCGCGAGGTGCAAACATTTTGCGCTGTCTGCTGTAAAGGAAAGTTTTGCCGCCTTTGGTTTTGGGGTCTCTTGCCATTTCATAGGGAACTTCAACGCCAACATCGGCATACTCAAACGCGCCGCGACCGAGAATGTAAGTGGTGTAGGTTGCGCCCGTAAGTTCGTAATAGTTCGAGGTGGACGGATTGCCCGTGGGATTTGAAACAACCGAATATACGCCGCCCGAAAGGGTGTAGTACACTTTGCCTGGCTGAACGGACGTGTCGGTAGAAGCGGTGTAAACAGGTGTAACAGGCATATTGTCGTCAACAAGGACAACCCTGCCGTTCCAAAGTGCAAGAGAAAGGTCGCGCTGTACGCCGTTTGCGTCGGTGTATTTCAGATATTCCAAAAGGTTTTGGTTTTCAAGGCTCGTGGCGACCGCACTGTGCATAATTGCAACGGTGAAAGCGTTTTTGTTGTCGCCGCCCGCACGCTGAATTGCCGTGTTGAGCGTGGTTACGCCAACCTTGTTGTCGGTTGCGCCCGAAATATCATACGAGTGTGCCGCAACGAATTTCCTGCCGTCCGCGTCGCTCATAGCGAAAATGCCCGCGAGTTCAGCAAGGAGCGTGTTTTGGTCGACGTTATCCCAATAGTGGGCAACTTCATTTGCAAGGGGCAAGAAGTTTTCGCCGCCCGTAATATCGGACGAAAAGTCGAGTTCGCTCCAAGCCTTTGCACGACCGACGATGACTTTCTTTTGCGAAATGGTCGAGCGAGAACTTGCGTCGATGTCGGTTGCGCCGTCATAGTTTACGGGGTTGCCGCCGAGTGCGCCTTTAATAGGTTCGGTAACGATTTGCGAGCCAACTTGTTCAGAACATCTTGCTCTCATATCACCCGAAACGTTTACGAAAACACCTGCTTTAAGAAGTTCATTCCTGCGCAGGTCGGATACGGTCTGCGTATATCTTTCAAATACTTCGCCGTTAAAAATTTTGCTATCAAAAACTGCCATTTTAGTTTTCTCCTAATAATTATTTTTGGTTTAAGATTTGCCGATACAGTGCGGGATTACTATCACGAAGTTCGTTAAGTTCTCTCATAGAGTAATCGGTAAGTTTTTTAGGTTTCCCGTCGGGACTTGCTTGCGGTAATTTTACACTATTTTTCAAGTTTTCCGCATTATTTTGTGCGACTATTTTTTCTATGCGGGTTTTCATAATTTGTGCATATATCGCAGGGTCGTCAGGGTTCGCCATAATTTGTTGTGTTTCCTCGGCGTCATAGCCGTTTGCCAAAAGTTTCTTCTCAAACGCGTTCTTTTGGTTTTCTTTGGTAAGAATATCCAACTGCGCTTGCAAAGCGTTCCATTCTTCTTGTCGTTTTTCTTCTTCCGACATAGACGCTTGCCTTATTTTTTCGAGTTCCGCTTTTGCGTCGGTAGCGACTTTTTCCGTTGCTTTGAACTTGTCAATGGAAACATATCCGCCACCTGAAAGGTCAACAAACTTTTTGTTTGCGAGTGCGGTATTGATTTCTTCAATCGTCATACCGTCTTTGTAATTTTCGCCGAGTAAATCTTTGAGTTCCATAATGCTCCGTCGGTCAGCCTTGATTTGTAAACGCGAAGTGGCTCTCCGCATAGACCGCCTTGTATTTATATCTCTGCAAGGTCGAGAAATTTATATATGTGTTAGCCTTTCGGCTTTGCAACCGCCTTATTTTTGTTGTAATCGTTTTGTCCGTCGTTATTATCGCCGTTTCCAACGATTTTTTGGGTTGCGGCAAGGGCTTGTTCCGCCTTTTCCGCTTCCTTTTGTGCTTTCTGGTCGATATATTGTTGCCACTTAAAGCCGTCAGTGTGCGCGTCCATTGATAACCCAGTGTCGGTCAAAATCATCTCGGGAGGCATACCAATGTTATACAAGTTGTTCGCCGCTTGCGCTTTGGACAAAATATCGTCATTCGGGTTGATGTTGTATTTGATTTCAATTTGGCTTGCCGAAAGTTCATCAACTTTGGTGTCGGGGACAGTACGGCAAATATCAAGGATAAGTTTCAGCAAAGCATAGTCGCTTTTTTTCATACCGATAATATCGCCCTTGATTTTTGTATAAGCATTTTCCCAGCCGCCGCCGAGAAGTCTTGCCTTGCCCGTTTGACCGCCCGTGGTCGTAACACCGCTTGCAATAGGCACGCCCGCTATATCGTATGCTTTGGTTACTCTTTGTTCATAAAATACATTGACGTCCGAGTGGTTCATTTTCACTTCAAGCGTGTAAACCTTGCTCGGCATATTCGGGTCGCCCGAAGATTTTACTTTAATCGTGCCACCACGTCGCATTGCCTTTACGGTTTCTTCGTCAACTTCCACATTCTCAAAGACAAGGATATTATTTACGGTGTCAATGATTGCGTCGGCACTATTTGAAACGATAAGGTTGATTACATCAAGCAAGTCCTTGTTGGTTTCAATAATACCCATACGCTCTTTATTACGAGCGTGTTCAATGATAGGAAGTTTAGTAAATGCGTTTTTAGTGATTTCCGAAATTGAATAATCACCGCTAAAAGGCACGGAAGTTGCGCCAAGATAAGACCCCTCGCATTTGAGTGTAAATTTACCATTGTTAATGAGAAATACACACTTATCGTTTGCGTCGTCAACAATAATGCTCACGCAAAACAGCGGTTCTTCACCATAATAGTTAGAATATACAACAAAGTTATAGCGGGGGTCAACATCTTCACAAATGAACGGCGACATAGTGTCTTTATCGTACTCTTTACTATATCTCGCTCTATTGTTTTCGTCATATTCGATAATATCGGTGCGGGGAACACAATAAGTCGTGCCAATGCCCACCGCATACATCATTTTTTTGGTTTCGCGGAAAGCAGTGAAAAATCCGCTATCTTCAAGGAAATTGTCAAGATAGGTAAGGTCGTCGCTCTCAACGTCCGATTTGTGCGTTAATTGCATTTCATCGCCCATTAAGAAGTCAACCTTAAAGGTTACTTGTGCATTTGCGTGGTTTTCAACAACGCGCTGATTTGCGTCGGTATTTGTTGCGTCATCGCCAAGAAACGCCCTTGTTTTGGTACGAATATCCTGCTTGCCAACAAAATAGTTATACAAGTAATCTTCTTTGATAACGTTAAGATTATGAACTTGCAAACAAAACGGCATATATTTCGTATATACCGAGATGAGTTCGTTTATTGTAAACGCAGAAAATTCCTCTTTGGTAAAGGGGATTTTGATTTTTTTAATACCGCCGTAATCGAATATCACGTTATACCTCAATAGAAAGAGCGCAAACCACTGTCTGCGCAATAGAAATCAGTTATTTTGTTTTTGCTTAAAACTATACTTAATTACTCTACGGCAATTATCACAAAAAGTTTTATGTGTGTAGTGTCGCATATCAAAGTCCACCTCAAATCCGTCGGGAACTTCAATATCAAGCGGCTTATCAGCCCGTTTGCAGCAAGGGCAAATTACATACTTCTCCATAATCGCAATGTCCTTATTTTTATATTATCAAACATTTTTTATATTTGTCAACATATTTTTAATAAAAAAAGTAATATTTATCGGCGAGTTTCAAGCACCTCAATCGCCCCCATTTTCACACCATTGCTTACAAAAGCCTTTGCAAACATCGAAATCATATCAATTCCGTCGTCGTTTTTGCCGTCATAGGCATAGCAAACAACGTGGCGCATAAGTTGTCCCATATTTGAACTTTCGGGGAACATTTTTCGGTCGGGGAAACGAATACGCTCCAAAATTGCGCTTTGAGTATTAAATATCCTTACTTCTTTATTTTCATAAGAGTATTGCGGTATAATATTGCACGACCACCCAAGTGCCGCAAGCCTTTTCCTTATCTCGCTTACAATCATTGAGTTCGTGTTTGTTTCTACGACAAGGTTAGTTGTCTTGTGGAAAACCATTTTTTCGCAAATATAGTCCAACAACTCTTTATCGGCGATTTTCCCGTCAAGCGGTTTCTTTTCATAAACGCAATCGGTGAAGAAAAAGTCCTTGCTCTTGTTATCCCGATAGAAAATGCCAAGCGCGGCATAGTTGTTTCCTTTTCTCGGCAAGTCAAGTGCCGCCCACGAAAAATCACTTCTTGTGCCACCGTTGCACTCTTTTGCGGGCAAATCCGTATATAATCTTAAATTATCCCAATAATAGGGTGTTCCCTCTGGCGGTAATGGCGATTGTTGTTCCATCGCCATAAAGGTACGCATATCTCTATTGCGTTCTTCCCTTGCTTCCGCTGTTGAGTATTTCGCGGGATAAGTGCTTTCATCGGTGTCAAAGTCAAGTTTAGGGCAGGACACCGAAACAAATCGAGTGCTTTCGTTTATATATGTGTACTTAAAGCGAGTATCGGGAACGGCTTTTTTTGCGCCAAACTTTTCTTTGTATCTTGACAAAAAGTCATAAATTGAATAGGCAGTGCCACCCGCTATCTCAAATGAGTTATACTGGTCGTACTCACGCTTTTTCCAGCAATCGTTATATCTCGCCCAGTCCTTGTCGTGTTCATTGATATTTTCCTTGTCTTTCGACCTACAAATATCATCATAAAATCTATACTTAAAGCGACCGCCGTCAATAGCGGTTTCTTTTCCACAACAAAGGAATGATTTGGGGCGTTTAGAGCCGTTTATTACCAAAATGCCCTGATTGCCCTGACTTATTCTACAAATGGAAAAAATCTCTTCCTTGCCGTTAAATTGTGCGTAATATGGGAACACTTTGGCATATCTCGCACTACTCATTGTATTGACTATGCCCGTCATAACGTCCGACACAAGCGTGGGGTTGCCCACCACTTTCATTACATCATTGTTTATAGGGTTTATACCAAATATAAAAGATATGGCTTCAATATCTGAAAATGATTTGCCGAAGCCCGTCGGATATTGTTTACATATATGTTTTATAGAGCCGTCAAGCACCATTTTGTTTATATAAAAGTAAAGTCCCTCAAAGCAAGGCATTACATTTTCCCACACCCTATCTTTCGGGTCGGTGTCAAATTCCATATAAAGGGCAAAGTGTTTAAGCGAGCGAAACGCCGCGAGCGCATAAAAGTTATCGTAAAGTTCCATATACTTATTCAATAACTTTGTATTTTCGGGCGATTTTTTTGCAATCTTGCTCAATTTTTCCACTTTGGCATATAAAGGCAATAGGTGATTAGAAATAATGCACCTAATATGGGAGCGAATTTCCGCTTCCGCCGTTTTATTCTCTTGTGGCACTAAAACTTTATGAATTTGTTGCCAATAGGCAGTGTAAAGAATATCAAAAAGTTGTGAAACGGTTTCATCATCGTCCCACAACGCTTTTTTATTAAGTCGCTTATTAAGTTCTTTATTACAAATGTTTATTGTATTTGCATAATTATCTACGCTCATAATGCAAAAAATAAAGGAGTGGGCGACTTTTTGTACGGTGTCGCCCAGACCGCATAAAGGAGTTATAGATGTACAAACAATAATGCAGAAGCAACACTATTTGATACAAAGCAAAGGAGTTGGGCAATTAGGTTGGTTCATCGCCCTAACCGCTTATATGACAGTATGTTTTACATAATAAGGGAACTTTCGAGATAACCTTATCATAACCAACCCATATAAGTCGGCAATCGCGGTCGCGGCAAGGTTAAACCTCGCTACGCAATTAGTAACCAATGTGTTTTTATGTCAGGAGTAAACGTTGATTACTCTTTGATATTACCACCAACGCCCACTTTTGTCAACGGGTTTTATAAATTTTCCGAATAATTTTTAAGCCTTTCTTTTTGCTCATCGGTAAAATCAACTGTTTCCCCGACAATTTTGTTGCCCGAACGGAGCAACGACAAGAAAGCAAAGCGTTCCAACATTCCAGAATATTGTAAAAGTTTATCCATTATTTATTTCCCCCTCTAACCATTTTGTTATAAGCCGTGGCGCAAAGGCTCTTTTCTTCGCGCTGTTTTTGACTTGCCATACAACTTTTCACCATATTGCGCTCCGTTTGACACTTGCAATGGTCGCAATAAAAAAGTTTCCCGCTTAAATCATAGCCAAAATCTTCGCTGTTTACCCACTTTTGTTTATCAAGGCTCTTTTGCCTTTCTTTATTAGTCATTTTTGATGACCTCCTACTGTTGATAAACAAATATTACCACTTTCGACCACCGCTGTCAAGAGATTTTCTTAAAAAAAATAGAAAAAATTTCAAAAAAATTAAAGCCCCTGCTTAAACTTACTGCCTTTCAGCAATTTACAAGGGCTTTTTTGTCCGAACTACGGTAGCGAAAGTCCGTGTCGAAACTTACCAAAAGTCAAGAGTGTACTCACTTTCCCGTGATTGTCGGGCGATTTCGGCTCTTAACCGTTTATTCTTTTGTCTATAAATATAATATCATTATGTGCTATTATTTGTCAACCTTACCAAACCACATTTTTTGTGCATTTTCGGGCAACTTATCAGGCGCGGCAGGCTTAATATCCGCAATCGAACTTTCCCCCGATAACAACGCACTTTTGATTTCCTTTATCTTTTTTTCGTCGGTTACGACGACCGCTTTATATTCTTCCATAATATATACCTTTCTCCTTTTTTAATATCTACAAAGATAATCCTTATTAAAATAAATAGAAAAAACGGGCTGCTCTCACACAACCCGCCTTTCCCGAATTAAAATACAACAGGAGGACAAGACACAACCAATGTCTATCTTTATTATATATCTGAAAATATTAAACTGTCAACCACTTTTTCCCACAAATTTACTAATTATAGTTAGCACCGTTGCCCGCACTTTTTGAATATTTATACATTTTGACATTTTCCACCAAAAACATTATCACCACGCTGAACATCTTTCGCTCAAATATTTCAATTTCGCACTTTCCCCTTGACTTTCCGCGCCAAATCGCTTATACTATCACCATAGTCATTATTTCCCCCGTTTGAGAAAGAACGATGATTTGTTGCCACCACCAACACTTCACCGCTCTTTTTCTTTTGCCACAAAATCAACCTTTGCCCCACCGCTCTTATATTATATATATTTATGCACTAAATATTATGCAATAAACACACTCACTCGCACTCACTCACCCCACACACTCGATACTCCCTATATCACCCGCCGAACACTATGAGAGGGTAAACCCGCAGGGATTGGGCGCGCGCGAAAAATGGGGGGGGCATACCCCCGCACGCCCGCACGCACGGAAAAACACGCACGAACGCGCACGCAAAACGCCCCCAAAAACGCCCGCCAACTATCCACAAAACGACCGATTAGCGGATAGAACCCGCCCGAACCCCCGCGCGCGTGTGATAAGTAAAGCATATATAACTTACTTTTTGCAAAAGATAAATAAGCAAGATATAATATAAAATGAGTGCTTATAACTTATTTTTAAGATAAAATAAAAGTATAATAATATATAAAGGCGTACAAGGGCATATATTAAGGCGTTAAGGGGATAGACGGGGGAGAAGAGTGCGCCCGCCCGCGTTCCGCGCCTTTTAACCCCCTTTATTGCCTTATGTATAAATATACAATAGTATGTATAAATATGCAAGTAGTATATAAATAGTGATATGGCATTATATCAGATTTAGTATAACAAAACTATTGACAACCGCCGCCGACCGTGATATTATTAAGACAATAAAACAAGGGCGCAAGCCCGCAAGGAGTGAAAAATGAAAAT